TATAACTTTGTGTAAATAGAGTTGAGGGGGTGGGGGTAGTCAATTCGCATGGGGAAATTCCCACGCACCGTAGTTTCACGTGAAACAATGCGCAGTTTCCAAGAAGCGTTTACTATGGTTTAGAACAATGACCAATTAGAAAGTGGTTAAATCAATTAATTAACCAGTATCTTTTTTGAAAACAAACCCCCTATGTTTTGCACTAACTAGTACTAGCGCAAAAGAAAACTTTACAGTAGAATAATTCTTATGAACAAATTGCCACCTGAATTACACGTAGTCAACGGCTCAAAGGGACAAAACCAAGGCGTCGAGTTACCTAAGTCAATTAAAGCCCGTATCCCAAAAGCCGAATGGGTAGACAATCCTGACGCATGGGATAAAGACAAGTTTATTGAGGAAACGGCTGATTTCTTATTTAAGGTTTATGGAATCGGCAATAACCAAGATAAGCACGCTTTAGGATTTTTAGCAGACCAAATCGACATATACGTAGAGTCGACCAAAATGATACCGAAGGGCGCTTTAGTCATTAAGCAAAACGGCGGTAAAACTATGGGTCCTAACCCGTTTTTGACCGTCAAATACAATGCGCTTAGAAGCATTATTCAGTTAATGAACGAGTTAGGGCTAACCCCTAGAAGTCGACTAAGCCAAGGCGCACAAGAAGAAGACAGTCCAGTATCCAAATTCCTTAGAGGTCCTAAAGGGTGAATTGGCAAGACGGTGTTAAATACGCAAGTCAAGTAGCAAAAGGCGAAATTAACGTTTGCGCAAATGTGCGCTTGGCGTGCCAGCGCTTTCTTGACCAAATGGAAAACAAAGAATGGGAATGGTATTTTGACCCTGATTATGTAGACCACGTTTTAAGTTTTGCTGAATCATTAAAGCACACTAAAGGTCCACAAGCGGGTGAGAACATTGTGCTTGAGCCATTTCAGATATTGCTTATCTGCGCAATTTATGGCTTTAGGCAGAAAAAAGACCACGCACACCGTATGGTGTCAGACGTAATTGTGTTCATTCCCCGTAAAGCTGGTAAGTCAACACTAACTGCTGTAATCGCACTTTATGAGCTAATTTGCGGAGAGGCTGGCGCTGAGGTGTTCACTTTGGCAACAAGCCGTGAGCAAGCGTCTATCGTATTTGATGCGGCACGTGGTTTTGTGGAAAATATGCCGTCAGACCTACAACGGCTGTTCAACGTGTCAAAGTATCAAATTAACAAGGCTGGAGATAGCCAATCTATGTTCAAGGCTTTAAGCCGAGATACGAAAAAGACTGGTGACGGTAAAAACCCGTCATGCGCCATTATTGACGAGGCGGCACAGATTACGGACAGAAACTCTATCGAGGTTTTGCACTCAGGTATGGTTGCCCGTAAAAACCCGCTAAGAATCTATATTACGACTGCCAGCTTTACTAAGGACACTAAGTTCTATGAAGATATGCAAATGGTCGAAAATATGCTTCACGGCACAGCAAACGACAATCCTAGATGGTTCGGTTTATTGTATGGCTTAGATTTACAAGACGACTGGCAAAATCCGGCGGTATGGCAAAAAGCTAACCCAATGCACGGCATATCAGTATTTGACAATGCCATTATTCAACGTGCCGAGGAAGCCAAGAATAAACCCGCCGCACTTAACGAGTTTCTTTGCAAAACCCTAAACGTCTACGTATCTGCTAATAGCGCATGGTTAGACAGAATTTACTGGGACGACCCAGCGTGCCGTATTGTTGAGCGAGCCGACAGTCCTGAAGCCGTATTTATTGGTTTTGACTTAGCCAGCACACGGGACTTAAATGCGGTATGCACATTAAAAAGATATGCAGAAGACGATTTTGAAGCCAAGTGGAAGTTCTTTTTACCGGAACAAGGCTTGGAGTTTGTGCCAAAACACTACTTATCTATATTTGACGAAGCCCGTAAGAGTGGAATACTGCATTTAACCCAAGGTAACGTTATTGACCATAGGGAAATCACGGATTACATACTTTCAGAAGCCAAACAATACGATATGCTTAAAGAAGTGGGCTATGACGCTTACAATGCCGCATCTATTGTTGCCGAGCTATATGATTCAGGCTTACCCGTCAAAAAAGTAGGTCAAGGCATGGCGGTATTGAACAATCCGTCTAAGCAAGTCGAGAAATTGGTGCTAAATCACAAAATTAAGCATGACGGCAACCCTTTTGTGTCATGGCAACTAGGTAACTGCGAAGTTTACGAAGATGTTAACGGAAATATTAAGATTAGAAAGAACGAAGCGGACAAATCTGCCAAGGTAGACGGCATTATTGCTATGATTATTGCTATGCACTGCTCTTTAGATAACCCTTTTGTTAGTTCTAGCTTTGGTTTCCGCACTTTTTAGTGTAATATGAACCAAATTCGGGGGAAATCATGGGCATACTAGACATTTTTAACAGAAACGTACCAAAAACGACCAAAAAAGAGTTAGTTTCAAACGAATCTAACACTATGTTTGGGCAAACCCAGCTTGGTAATAACGTCGTTTATCAAGGTCAAGCCGGCAAACAAACGGTTTCCCAGCAACTACTATACGTAACAACTTCTAGCGTAACAACGGCTGGCAGACCAGTCGATATGAGTATGCTTTCTCGCAACTCTACCGTTATGGCGTGCGTAGGAGTAAAAGCTAGGACATTGGCACAGTTACCCAAGTGCGTAATGTATAAAACTGAAGACGGCGAGTTTGTTGAAGCCCTTAAAGCACCGAATGTCGGTAAACGTGACAAAGATAGGGCAAGACAAGTGCAAAACTTGCTTTATAACCCTAATAACTTCCAATCTAGCTACGAATTTTGGTATCAATGGTCAATGTGGCTTGATTTAGCCGGCGAAACGTTTACCCTATGGTGGAGAGAGAACCCAAAAGACGCAATCTCTGTTCCGCTTGAAATGTATAACCTAGATTCATCATTAATGACGTGCCAGCTTACGCCAAGTCGTTATCCTAAGTATGTTCTAAGCACACCAAGCTACGGATTCAATAAAGATGAGCCATTATCTGCGCATCAAGTAATGCACATCATGGAAGCCGCATGGCAAGGCTCTGCCGGTTTCAATAAAGGTATCTTAGCAACAGAATTGGTTGCGCTAGACCAAGATATTGACCTTTACGCAAACTTTATTATGCAAAACGGTGCAAAGCCGTCAGGTATGTTTGTTACAGACCAAATCTTGCCTGATGCTAAATATAAAGAGCTTGCCGCACGCATTAAAGAAGCATGGTCAGGCATGGTTGGTTCAAGAACGACCGATTTAAGCAAAGCCGGTCAAGGTATGTTGCTTGAAGGTAGCATGAAGTATGAGCCAATTGATATGCTAACCTTACAAGACGCTGATTGTGCCGCACTTAAAGAACAAACAATGAAACGTATTTGTGGATTGTTCGGCGTGCCCCCGCAAATGATTTCAGTAGGTGAAGGCAAGTTTAATAATACTCAAACTATGCTTGACGAGTTCCATAAGACCACAATGTATCCTATGGTAATCAATATTGAGCAAAAATTAAACAATCACTTGCTCAAAGGCTATCCAAACTTGTGCGTAAGGTTTGACACTAAAGAATTCTTAAAAGGTGCGGCACTTGACCAAATGAATTTTGTTACAGCCGGTGTTTCTGCTGGCATTATTACCCCTAACGAAGCTCGCCAGTATTTAAACATGGCAAAGATTGACGGCGCAGATGAATTGGGTGCAAAATCCCAAGTAGCAGAGCCAATTGCTGGTAGCTCTCCGCAAGATACTGGCGGTGGCGGTGGTAATCAAACGAAAAAAATGAATATAGGAACAAAATAATGTTACTTTTTGATAAACTTGCTTTATACTTCTTGCGAAAGCAAGTTAAAACAAAAGACATTAATCTGCCCGAGCCAACAAAGGGTAGTTCCCCAAAAATACAAGATATGCGTCAAGATATTCAAACAGGGGCTATTAATGAAAAATCTACACCTAAAGTGCGAAGCAAGACTGAGCGTAAGCCAAGGACTAAACGAGAGCCAAACTCCAACTGGGAAGATTGAAGCAAAAGTTACGACATGGGGCGCACGTGAAGGCGCTGACGGTCGTAAATTTAACTATCAACCTGAAGGTTTTGCTGACTGGGCTAAAGAATTTATGGAAGCGGACAGACCGTTGCCAATGTTTCTAAATCATAACGATATGGGAATGCCAATTGGTGAATGGACTGAATTTGCTTTTGAAGATGATGGCATGAGCGCAACAGGTCGCTTGTTCCTTAACACTTCAGACGGTCGTGACGTGTATAACGTTCTAAAAGAATCTCCAAATCTATTCGGCGGTGTTTCAGTAGGCGCTTATGCCGAAGAATACGCTATGGTAGACGAATCCGGCGTTCCTTTAGCAGACCCAACAGAAGAAGGCTATTTCCAAATTACCAAAGGTGGGCTTATGGAAGTGTCAGTAGTCATGCACCCAAATAACGAACAAGCAAGCATCAATGCGCTAGAGTGCGTAACAGCAGACGGCGCAATTGATTTACGTGTATTAGAAAAATCCTTGAGAGAATCAGGGGTATCTAAACAGAATGCGGTCACTGCCGCTTCTGTATTCAAAAAGGTAATTGAACAGCGAGATGCCGTTCAGAAGCCTATTGAAAAAGCGCCTATTCAGAGCGATTCTGATGCGGAAGTGACCGAAGCCGAGGAATTGCTCAAAGCATTAAAAATGCGTGAGTTAACTAAGGCACTCCAAAAACGTGTAAATTAAGGACACATTATGTCAATCGAAAAAGTGCTAGAACAAGTAGACGCAATCGAAGCTAAACAAGATGCAAAGATTGCAGAAGCTAAACAATCAGTTGAAGCTGTTATCTCTGAAAAAGTAGATGCTGTAAGAACTGAAACTCAAGAAAAACTTGCCGCAATTGAAGCTAAATTAAGCGAAATTGGCGCTACACCAGTAGTTAAAACTTACAAAACAGTTTCAGCAGAAGTAAACCGTTCTGTAAAAGAACAGCTACGTGATTTCTACAAAAATGGCTCTAAGCTAGAAAAAGAAATCAAAATGTTTGCTGACGAAGGTCACTATGACGCATACATGAAGGAAGCGTCTACATTGACAGGTTCAGGCGCTGGCATTGGTGGTCGTACAGCTTATGACCCAGTATTTGCGGCACTACGTTTGTTAAACCCATTGCGTGGCGTATCACGTCAAGTAGCAACAGATGGTTCAACATACCAGTTCCGTGCTAAAACCGGCAACGCAGGTGCCGCATGGGGTTACGCTATCCAAAACAACGGTGCGGCAACTACTGAAGGCACAAACATTTGGCAATTAACTTTGCAAGACCTTAACGTTCAGTTCCCAATCCGTACAGCCGCACTTGACGACATTGACGGTTTAGAAGCTAACGTAGTATCGGACATGCTCGCAGAATTTTCGCAGAGCGAGGCACTTTCGATGGTACAAAACAACGACCAAGGTTTGACAACTTTGCCATACGGCGGTTCTAACGGTTTGCGTGGTTTAAATCAATATCCGGGTGCTAATTCAACTTATGCTGGTGGTACAACTTCTACTTCAGCATTTGGCACAAGCGGTACTGGCTCAACAAGCGGTTTGCATTCAATCGCTACATACGACCAGTTAACTACTAACGGTGATGGTTCAGTAAACAACGTAACATTCAAAGACATCGTAAACTTTGTTTACGCATTGCCACAGCAGTATTGGACAACAACAGCCAAAATTATGGTTGGTCCAACAATGCTTGCCGCAATCCGTGGCTTGGTAGACGACAACGGTACGCCAGTATTTGAGCGTATGGGTCCTTTGGAAGTTGACGGTATTGTAGGTCGTATGCTTGGTTTTGACGTTGTAGTCAACAAGTATCTCGACGTTCCAGCACTTGATACTGCGGCAGGCACAGACAGCTTGTACCCTATGTATTTTGCTGACTGGCAGCGCTCGCATTCCATCGTAGACAGATTGAACATGATTCTACGTCGGTACGACCAAACAGCTCCAGGCTTCATTACATTCTTCGGTGAGAAGCGTCTTGCAACTTCAGTAGTTGACCCATTCGCAATGGTTCGCTATCGTTCAACTGCAACAGTAACAAAGCCTTAATGAATCGGGGGGCAATAGCCCCCCTTTCTTAAATCTAATGGATAAAAATATGAGCGCCAATCTAATACTTGAAGCAGTAAAAACAGCCGTGCAAGAAGGCAAGGCAACAGTTAACCTAACAGAAGCCAGCACACTAACAGGTTCAGGTAGTGGAGTAGGCGGTCGTGTAATTTACGATGATTCTTTTGCGGCACTAAGATACGCAAACCCACTACGTCGTGGCAGTCGAATTATCGACACAATTGGTTCAGACCAAGCGTTCGTAGTTAAAACTGGTAACGCAACACTAATTCAAAGTGGCACAGATAACCCTTGGGGCTATCCAATTAATTCAAATACTGGTTCTCCGGACATTGCAACGTCATTTTGGCAATTGCCAGTGCGTTCTTTAAACGCAACAGTCCCAGTAAGAACTGCAGTATTGTCAGATATTAATGCACTAGCTGAAACAATCGCTATGGACCTTGCGCTAGAGTTTTCACAGCAAGAAGCGTTGTCCATGATGTTTAATAATGACCAATCAGGTTCAACAACTGTAAACTTTGGTGCAACAAGCGGTTTACGTGGTTTAAATAGCTATACAGGTTCTACATCTGCCGCATCTTTTGGCACAAGTGGTTCTGCTATTACTAACGGTTTGCACACAGTCTTACAAGTAGCGCAAGCCGCAAATACAGCGGTTGCGTATGACGATTTAGCTAATTTGATGGGCGCTTTACCAGCCCAGTATAAAAAACAGCCTACAACAGCGTGGATGATGCACCCAAGCACAGTTCAAGCGTTACGTAAGCTAAAGGCTTCTTCATCTGCAAACAATTTCCTTGAAGTTGGTGATGATGATGGTGGTGCAGTTGTAAATATTTATGGCACACCAGTAATTGAGAACCCATACATGGACGTAACAGGCGCTGGTAAATATCCAGTATATTTAGCTGAGTGGCAAAGATTCTTTACCATTGCAGACCGTCAAGAAATGTCAATTCAGATGATTGAGCAAGCTCAAGTAGGCTTTATGACATTCTTCGGCGAAAAGCGTGTAGCATCTACTATCCGTGACGTGTTTGCGGGTGTTCGTTTAGTTGGTCCAGCCTAATAGGGTAACTTATGTCGAATGGCATTGAAACGCAAGGGTATTTGGCAAGTAGCCGAAACCCTTTTAGTTACGAGAAAGTCGAACAGCTAAACCGTGATATACAAACTAGCTGGCTTACTTTAGACGAGATTACGCAACAGTTAAACTTGTTTGAAGATGAAAGCCAAGACAGTTATTTAAGCGGTTTAGAGGTTGCGACCCGTATGGCTATCGAAGATTACTTGGGTATGTCTATATTCCCAATTACTTGGAAAGTTTATTACGGCAACACTAACGTAACCGGCACACAGATATGCCTAGACTTGCCCGAAATTACGCCTAACAGCCAATACAGCAGTAACGGCGTAGTTATTAATTCTGTGACCTATTACAACAATAGTACCCCGCCCGTTTTGACTACGTTGGCAACCTCACAATATTATTACGACCCAACAGGTAACAAAGTGGTTTGCACTAGCTTGCCGTCTGACGTAAATAACATTATGAGCAACCCCGTAATGGTTACATACACTACGGGCGCTAATTTTTACGCACAATATCCGGTAATTAAGCAAGCTGGGTTGTTATTGCTTACGCACTTGTATAACAATCGCTCAAACACTACACGGGACAAGCTAAACGAGTTGCCTTTTGGCGTAACTCAATTGCTTAGACCTTACAAACCATTGGTGATGTAATGGCAATCGCACGGTATGAGAATGCAACAATTAACGAAGTAACTAATAGCGTAGACACCTTCGGGCAATACACGACTGTTATTACCCCGTTGTTTACCAGCCGTGCTTTAGTTATGGACGTACGCAACAGTTTAAGAATTGCAGAAAAATACCGTGTATACCAAGATTTAGTAAACCTTACGTTTAACTATACGCCAAACATTAAAAAGATTGTCGACGACCAAGAAAAATACAGCATCACTTGGCGCAACAAAGAATGGCGTGTATCTGACGTAATAGAATCAGACGACCGTATGAGAATTACGCTATTGTGCTACTTTGCTAACCCGACTGCGCCAGTATGACAACTCAAAATAATCCTTCGGTATACGCACAAGCCATACAGTATCAACTGGCAAGCATTATGTCGCCAATACCGGTTTACGCAAACTTTAATAGAAATTACGCAACCCAGCCAAAGTTTATAACGTGGCAGTTACGTAACATTCACCAGCCCGTCTATACAGGGCAAACGCAGTCAAATAAAGGTATTGACCGTCCGATATTTCAAATCAGCATATTTGCCAAAGAAATGTCAGATGCTTTCAATATGTCAAACAGTATATTACAATCGTTACATGGCTATTCAGGAACGCTGGGTAATCCGGCAACAACTGGGTTTTTTGTAGCCAAGGCAGATGTAGTATGGCAATACAATAGTTACGACAATGACTTAGGTTTGCATCAAGTGTTCCTAGATTGCACTCTTGATGTGCCAGCATAAGATAAGATTCATTAACTTACTTTTAAACGAGGTTTAAAAATGGCACTAATTAATAAAATCCTTCCCGGATACGTAGCAACACTATGGATGCAAAGTGATGTTTCTCCAACTCCTTTAACTGATGCGCAATTGTCTACATGGACAGCGCAAGTCGCAACTATTGTCGGCACAAGTGCTGGCGGTACTGGCACAGAGGGTATTCAAGTTCCAGTAGAAGCTATCCCAGCTTTTGGTGCGGACGACGCTTCTGCAACATATTCTGTTGCTGGCGCACGTACTGGTGCAAAGATTACTACTCAAAACCAAGTGACTTCTTTAAATATCACTGCCGCATGGAATCCAGCAGACCCAGCTTTGTTGCAAATTCGTGCTGACGGTTATAACGGCACAACAATCCGCACATACGTTATTGCTGTATACGACGGTTCAGATACTGTTGCTTATGCTTTCAATGCTCGCATTGGTGGCTTGCAATGGGATATGTCCCCAAGTGCTGAGGGTAAGTTTACCTTTGTGGTACACCCAGTAGGCGGTAGCAGTTACGGTTGGTCAAACGACACCTAATCAGGAAGCCCCTTCGGGGGCTTTTTTATATGACAATACAAAACAATTCAGAAGACTTATTTACATATTTAGTGTTGCAACAGAGTTCGGGCGCAAAAAATTGGTTCGGGTTTACCCAGCAACGTATTACTGGCATCTATTTGGCTTACGAAATAGCTAAAAATCACGCCGATAAATTTACACCCGAAGAATGTGCGGACTATGCTTTGAGGCTGAATAACGCAGTCTACAACAAACTAGTCAAGGGTGAGAATGGCGACAAATAACAGGGAAGTCCTAAATGTCCAGTATCGGACAACAGGATTTGACGCATTAGAAGAAGAGCTTAAAAAATTAGGCGACGACTTTGGCTATGGCGTAGGAGCTAAGAAAGTGCTTGTGCCGGCGGTAAAAGAAGCTATGCGCCCATGTTTAACTACGGCTAGGTCGTTTATATTGTCAGGTCCATATAACGAGCAGAACACCACGTCCAAGCATATGGTAGACACCCTTAAACTAACTGCACGCCAGCCAAACAGCAAAGATAAAAAATCATCATATATAGACATGGACGACGTAGCTATGGCTATGGTATCGGTATATACTGACGACCGTGGTATGTCACAAGAGTTTGGAAACGCTAGAGTCCCAGCACAGCCTTATTTGCGTAGGTCACTAGAGTTTTCAGCAAGTGCTTGTATCGACCAGCTAGAAATGATACTAGGCAGAAAAATACAAGAGTATCGAGCAAAACAAACAAAGGATAAAACATGAGCTTTGCACAATCATTAAAAATCAATGCGGACAACGTAAGAATTCGGTCTTTTGACTTCAATGGTCAAACAATTAGGGTAAGAGTTCCCCTAACAGTAGAGGCAGACGCTCTATATGAAAAGATTAAAGAACCTTCTGCCGAGCTTGTCAAGCAAAAATACGAAGAATTATCTACGCCGTTGTTGGCAAAACGTCAGGAATTAGAAGAAACTGACAACGATATTAAGTATTTAGAAGACGATATTGTGCTAGCCGGCACGTCAATTAAAGATTTAGCTAAATCCCAAGCTGAGGGCGAAACCCGTATTTTGGAAACATTTAGGCTTTTAGTGCCAGCAGACGGCAAAGATATGTCAACTTTGACCTATGAAGAAATCAATGCGGACTTGCCTTTGCCTATTCAGCTTGAATTGGTTAAAAAGATTTCTGAGGTTATTAGCCCAAATTACGAGGAAAGTAGAAAAAACTAATAGGCTCCGTCCGTAATCAAGTCAGAGCTTACATGATTGCGCACGGGGCAGACCCTGACAATGTTGACGAGGAAACGTTTAGGCAGATATGCGTAATGTATTCAGACGGCGTAATTGGGAACGGCTTAATGATTGAAACCCTAGGCAATTTGACTGCTGGGGTATACAATTACATGAGGTCAAATAGCTCGCAAGCCTATACGCTAAAGAATATTATCGGCAAATCGTATGAGTATATTTACCCGCCACAAGACACTACAAAATCAGTAAACGAATCTTTACTGGCTTATGTCAGTCAAGCTAAAGGATTTAACCCGAAAAGCTTTAAGGTGAAATAATGGCTCAAAGTATTCTTGCACGGCTAGGCGTTGTAATGACCGTAAACTCTGCGGAGTTTAAAAAGGGGCTGGACGACGCAACCCGTGAATCTCGTGCTTTTCAAGCAGAGCTTAAACGTCAAAATAACGAATCAAAAAAGTTTGCGGCAGAGGTTGGCTCTGCTTTTACTAAAATTGCCGGCGTTGTAGCTATTGCTGGCGTGGCAATTTATAAGGCTTTTTCATACGCAGACCAAATTAAAGATACAGCAGATGCGCTTGATATAACCGTTAGTTCTTTAATGCGTATGCAATTGGCGTTTGAGGGTGCCGGCGGTGAAGCTGACAAAATGGGTTCGTTACTCAATAAGTTAACGGTTAACCAAGACAAAGCAAAAGAAGGTGCTGATAACGTTCGTGAAGCGTTTACTCGTTTAGGTATTGCTGGCGGTGAAGTTGAAAAGCTTGCGCCGGACAAGCTGTTCGAAAGGGTGGCTTATGAGCTATCAAAAATTGAAGAACCGGCAAAACGTAATGCTTTGGCGTTTGAGCTTTTAGGCAAAGCGGCACGAGGAACAAATTGGAAAGCCTATTGGGAAGATTACAGCAAAGGGCAAGAGGCAAGCAAAAATGTTTCCGAAGCCGTTGAAGCTGGCGCTCAAGCATGGGATAACCTTAAGAAAGCTGGAACAACTGCGTTAAATGCCATTTTAGTTCTTGCTAAGCCGTTAGCTGATTTGATTAATAGGTTTGCCAGCGCCGTTGCTGAAAATAAAGCATCAGGTAGGGAAGATACATATTCAAGCGCTTTTAATCAGGCAAAAGAAGAATTAGAGAAAAAAGATTCGTATTTAAAATCTAGCCTTAAAGTTCGCCGTGAATTGCTTGAATTACGAGTTAAAGAAATTCAAGCCGAAAAAGAAATGGCTAAAGTAGACGGTAGCGGAACATCAACTACCAGCGGTGGCGGTTACAACAAAGCCAGCACAAAAGACCAAAGCGCTATACGTGAACGTGCCGCATTATCTGAGGCCTTCAAGATACGTGTAGAGCAATTAAGCACAGTTGGCAGACAAATTCAAAGGGAAACAGAGCTAATTGGCTTAAACGAACAAGAAGCTGAAAGACAAAAAGCACGCTGGGCACTTGAGGACGAGAACCTTAAGATGCAATTAGATTTGCAAAAACAAATTGAAATTGAAAAAGCCAAGGGCGCAGAAGCAGACCAACGTAAAATTGAGATGCTTAAAGAACAAATGCAAGTTTACGGCGTAATGATTGACATGACTAAAACAGTCACGGAAGCCGAATTGCGTGCTAAAGAACAAAAAATCAGAGCGCAACAAGTATTGACCAATACTGAAAAGCAAGGCTTTGATTCAATGGTCAATAACTTCCAAGTGCTTGGGCAACAAAGCAAAAAAGCCTTTGACGCATGGAAAGCATTTAGTATTATTCAAACCATCATTGATACATACTCCGGCGCACAGAAAGCCTTTACGTCTTTAGCGGGTATTCCGTTTATTGGTCCAGCGCTCGGTATAGCGGCAGCTGCCGCCGCAGTTGGTGCCGGTATGGCTAGGGTGAATATGATTCGTAGCCAACAATATCAGGGTCGTCAGCGAGGCGGTTCAATGGTTGCCAATACGCCGTATATGGTCGGTGAGGCGGGACCCGAATTAGTTATTCCGCACAGGGGCGGGACAGTTATTCCAAACAATCAATTATCAAGTGCAATGAGTGGTATGGGTGGCGGTGTAACTTATAACGGACCATATATTGCCAATCTAAGTGCAATTGATACGCAATCGGCTACTCAGTTTATTGCTGATAACAAAAAAGCAATATGGTCAGCAAACCTTTCTGCACAACGTTCTGTACCAACATTTAGGTAAACGATATGCCATTAAATCAAATACTAGCAATTAGCGAATCAATTGGTATTAACGACCAAAAAGTAGTCGGACAAGTTTTAAGCCGAAACTTACATATATCCGCATCAGAATATGTAACCGTGCAACCGTTTCAAATTAGTATGCAACCAATGTCCTTTTTACGTTATTCAGAAAACCGTGGTCTATTAAGCGAGTTACGGGTTGCTGACAAAGTAGCGGAACAAAATTTAAACTTTAGTTCTACTGGATGGGCAAGCTATGTCAAATACCAAGGCTCCATGACGGGCACGGAAATATCATCTTGTGCATGGCAAACAAGTTCCGCCAATAAAATATTGGTTTTAGGTTCTTTACCGTCTATTAGCTCAAGCGCATATATTGTAAAAAAAGGAGATTTTTGTCAGGTGGGCAGATATTCCTATATTGCAACTGAAGATGTTTTGCGTGGCACGTCGCCAACAGTAAGTATTCCAGTTCACAGAAACCTTATTGAAACATTGACATCTACTCTTTC